GCAGTGATGCAACGCAAATATAACGCAAATCCAGCAATGCAAACTTAAAAACTTATTTAAAATCAATTAGTTAGGTGGTGGAGACGGGGGGAATCGAAAACTAAACCGCCAAACAACAAGCCCTAAAAGGTCGTTTTAAATCATGTGCTTATACAATAACATGCTATCTGCACTTGCGTTATTTTGCGTTATTTTGCGTTTTAGAACGCAAATGCAACGCAAATCTCATGTGTATTATAACATTCTTGAATTACTCATCTGCGAGTGGGTTGTATGCAACTGCATCCATAAGATGATCTGGGGATAGATGTGCATAGCGCATTGTCATGGTTATATCTGAATGCCCTAAAATTCTCTGCAGCGTTAAAATATTGCCGCCGTTCATAATAAAATGGCTGGCGAACGTATGGCGCAGGATATGTGTCATTTGCCCTTTTGGTAATTCTAAATCAGTTCTGTCAACCGCTCGACGAAATGCACTGATGCAATTATCAAATAACCGCTGATCAGGGGTTCTATTCCCAGCATAGGAACTTAACTGATAATAAAACGATGAATCAAGCGGCACGGTGCGGGTTTTCTTTGATTTAGTAAACTCAAATGTAATTTTTCCATCATGCAACTGCTTGCGTGTTAAATTTTCAGCCTCTCCCCATCTTGCACCTGTACGCACACAAATCTGTGCAACATACCATGTCGACTTATTCACACAACCCTCAATAATAGACTGCATCAAAGTATCTATTTGTGCGCGGTTCAAATAACTTAACTGTCGCTGCTGCACCTTGATAAAGTCAATTTCATCAATCGGGCATTCATAATCGATAACCTTAAGCTTGCGCAACTTGTGATACACCGCGTTTAAATAACCATGCATATTATTAAACGTTTTAGGCGTGATGCGATTAACATTAGTTGAGGTTTTCTTATACCGATACTGCACGAATTGCTCTGGCGTTAACTCACACGCTAGAGGATTACCGAGTTCAGCACACATATACATCAACTTGATCTTTCTGCGCTCACCATCGCTTAAATTAATCCCATGGTAGATAAACCACGACTCAACTAATTCTTTTAGCGTTCTATCGTCCCTAAGCTTAATCAGCTCCTCTTCTTTTTTAAATTTAGCAACGAATTCACGCTCGTAATATTCTGCGTCTGATCGACTATTAAACGTCTTTGTTTTTCGGGGTATCCCTTTTTGATGAATACGCAATAAAAAGCCGCCCTTTCCATCGGGTTTTACCGGCATAAATTCTCCTTAAATAAAAAACACCTCATCATTAATAAGAATGAATATCATTAATCGTAAGTGTTTGAAAAATAACTATGTTCTGTTCTTAGGTGAGAAAATAAAAAAAAGTAGGGGGGGGGTATCGGAATAGTGTAATTGTGTAACTAAAAAATATAATAATATAATATAACTATAATAATCATAAGCTTAAAGTGGAAAAAATAAAAAACAAGAGTGTAATAAAAGTGTAATTAAGGTGTGACCAAAGTTACACTATTAGTCACACTAAAATTACATTTTTAGAAAATTAGTTACACTCTACTCAATCCCAATTAGACCAAAGCCTAAGCCCCGTTTTATTCGCTGTCTCAGTTACACCCAGTTACACTTTATTTACACTTGTAAAAGCACTTAAAAAATAAGCCAAACTACTGATAAATAACATAATAAAAACATAGCTAAAAAAATTAGTTACACAATTACACTGTTCCGGGGGTACCACCCCAGTTTTTTTATTTTTTTAACAATGAATTTAACTCAGAATGCGCTGGTAATTCAGCCAAACTTTTAGCCTTATTTTCCAACAAAACATCCATCCATTCAGCACTTAAATTAGCCGTTTTTAACGCCGTAAAAATTAACTTTTCACCGGCTGCTTTATGATCACTTTTTACTAAAAAAATACCCGCTGCAATTGCATCAATACATAACATGCGAATTGAATCATCCAGATCATTAAACGTGTCAAAAATTGAATCACTCATCTTGATCTCCTAAAAAATCCCGATAGGGAGGCACAGCAAACTTCAACTGTACTTCCAGCCAAGCCTGCTCATCTAAAGAAGCCGACTGCATAAATTCATCAATAAAACTAACAATACGCAGTGATCTTGGGTTAGATGCCTCATAAGATTGCCCAGGTTCACTCGTATGATCCCACTCAACAAACATGGCACCGCGTCCAGAAACTAACCAATCAATAGATACCCCGTATTTTAGGTGTAGATTGCGCAAAAGTTGCCCGCCAATCGGCGAGTTATTCCAGATAAAATTCATAATCGTTCGCTCAGAAACTCCAGTATCTTTAGCAATATCAATGGGTTTTAGTTCTAGTGCATCAAATAGAGAAAGTAATCTCGCAATTTCGGGAGTTTTTTTCTTTGAACTCCTCTTTTTAGGTGTTAATGTATTCATTAAGCCGCCCTCGTAAGCATACATAAAAGAGATTATACCAATGAAAGAAGATATCCCCCCTGAAAATAAAATAGCACTGCCTTTACGCCATACCGCCAGCGTTAAAGATGCGGTAGACAGCATTGCCAACAAAGAAAGCATCCCGCCATCTATCTTGTATCGCAGGATATTTAATGCCGGATTAAATGCCCTTTACGGCATGGAAATAGAAGGCAATAAAATTATTAACTAAGTGCAATCCCTCCAACTCCCCCTAGAAATAGGGGTTTTTTTTCATTATGACTGACTGACAAGCAGCCTAACATTAGCGGAAACACCCAAAATGAAGCGTTTAAAAGCAATCATCTTAAAAAGAGGGCCCTTAACGGTGAAAGAATCCTGCGTTTTACGTTACTTATGTGAAGGCTACTACCGACCAGAGATAGCTATTCACCTGCACAGAACACTTAGCACAATCTCAAAACACATAGAAAACATAGCGCAAAAGCTCGATGCGCACGGCAGCACCGAAATAGTAAAAATTGCTGAAGAAATGGGCCTTGTAAAAATAAAACTGATTGAACACCGCTACCAAAAACTAGTATTGATCTTACTGACACTAAGCCAAGTGATTAGCCCTAATATTGGCAGGCGGCCCCCGAACAGCCCAAGACCCACCACACAACTTATTAGGCGTACACAATCATGATTCCAGAACGATATAACCGTCCACCAGTTAAACCCTTTGTGGCAGTACAAAACAACACAGGCCGCATGGTGTCTGCTAGTGCATTAACCGAATCACAGCGACAACAAGTCTGGCGGGGCATAAAAAGAACACGTCCAGGCTTGGCAAAAATGCTCGCCGAAGATGAAAACTTAAAGCAACTGAAAGAGAATTTTCAGACGCGGGTTCAGTTCCCTATTGAGGAACTGAACGAGTATATGCAGGCAGGAGAAATTAAATGATTTCATCAATTTACGACAATAAAAACAGTACGCCAGTTAACAAACAAGCTGTTAAAGAGTTTTTTAAAGATCCTGAATACATTGAGCACCCCATTGTTACAGGCAGCATTAACGAATTTATCAGCATGGATTTATTTAAGAAGCCAACTTTTGACATGAAATTAAAATCGACTATCAGCGACGCAATCAACCCAGTGGATTACGAAAGGGCAGCAAATAGCTTAAAGAAAGCAACAAATGCAAGACCCTATAAATTAAATAAACTAATCAGGTATATCCAACATATAAGTAGCAATCATAAAAAGAAATATGCCGTACTAATTATTAATAGCATGTGTGAACAACGGTTTCTAAAAGTAGAAAATGACACTGTTATTTATAGTTGATTTATACATTTAAACACCACCGCAAAGGCATAAAATGAACACAACAAACATAAGTAAACATAAGCACTTGACAGAAAAAACAAACCCCATTAACATAGTGGCGTGTTCAAAAAAGAACACACCCCGGGAATGCAACCCGACAGATTTACTAGCAAAAGGTGCAAGCGCACCATTCGGTATAGCGCTTTTTTTATGCCAAAAATTTACCATCTTTATGGTGAGCGTATCTTGGGAGTCTTCGGACTGCCGAAACCTTTTGCTCGGTTTGCAAACCCGATTTACGCCCATCGCCCAAAGAACTGCAATCTTAGGCGTGGGTCTTAAACCTTTAGCAAAAGGAAAAGATCATGCATACTCTATTCAACACTCTAGTAGCCAACAGTCCGCTACGTTACAAAATCCAAATCCGTTTAATTCAATTGCGTTATATGCGTTTAAAAACCGCAATCACTCCCCGCTTAACTGCGTTGGAGGTGTCTCATGAGCAATAATCTAAGAACTCTTGCCGATCCGTTCCAGTTTGATCATTTTGATGTGCGTACCGCCATTGATGAAAATGACAATGTTTGGTTCTGCGCCAAAGATGTTTGTGAAGTTTTAGATATTGTTTGGAAAGGGGTTTCAGCAACCCTTGAAAACATGGAAAAAAACTGGTTTATGGTCTTGAAACTCCAGACCATAAAAGGCGAAAGAGACAGTATTTTCATAAACGAAGCTGGCTTATATTCCCTCATATTCCGCTCCAACAAACCCAAAGCCAAAGAATTTGCTAATTGGGTATTAGAAGTGGTTTTACCCGAATTACGCCGCAATGGCTTTTTTGGTGAATTTAATCCCAAAGATCGACTGGCTTATTCTAAGCAAATCCTAGAAATCGCTACCCGCATGAAAACTGAAAAAGACGGGCTAGTGTTTTTAATGCTGCATGATGAATTTAAAGAACTCTGTCGCTTGATTGGCAGACCGGTTCCAGACCTTACTTTGCTAGGGACTGACTACAAACAATTGGATTTGTTTTTGGAGCAAATATCATGAGCTGCCAATGCCAAGATGAACTCGCAAAAAACATTACCGATAGAACTCAAAAAATGCACCCCGATTGGTTTGATATTAAAGTCAAATTGTTAAGTTACGGCCTGACAATGACAGATAATAACATGGCATTCCGTGGCTTTATGCCAATCTCAATAGAAGCCGAGCGCCCCCTAAAAAAAGGCGGTACCCGCGTAAAAAAAGAGAAAACCAGCCTGTTTTTTAGCTATTGCCCGTTTTGTGGCGTGAAAGTGAATGATAAAAATGAAGGCGGTGAAGCATGAGCACTCAACTTGCCCGTATTGCTGATAATGCCGAACGCATCGTTATAGCCCGGTACATCATGTGCCCTGATTGCAATATTAATAAGCAGAGCAGTGAATTTTATCCTGCTAAGAACAATGGTAAGCGGATAAACCCCTACTGCAAGCTATGCCATAACCGTCGTAATAAGGTCGGTCAGAAAAATCGCAGCTTAGCACATAGCAAAGCCAAACCCTCCGCTGCGCTGTCTACTGCAGCAGGGTCTTTATTGCTGTTTGAGCAGTGCTTAACCCCCTTGGGTAAAAAGCACTAAACCCGTGTGGCCAGCTTAAAAACTGGCCGCCTTGATTAATCTCAACAAACACCAAACCTATGCGAATTGAAACCACCAACAAAAGCTGGTTGCGCCAATATATACCGCAACCCAGCCAACAACGCTTGTATGCATTTGAAAAAAATGTACAAGCTTATTTAGCGCCCCTAAAAACGCCCAGCTTAAAACAAATCAATAACGCTAGAAATCGTGCGTACTGTAATTTAACCGGGTGCGTTTTATGAGCGCAATAACCCATCAACAATGGCTACAAGAAAAGCCCGAACGCTTTAATGATATCGATAGTAGTGTTTTTTTGCGTAATACCGAAAAATCACTTAACCCGCAATCGACCGAACAAGACATACAAGCTGCACGGGAAAATGCGTACACACTACTAAAAGCCATCAGCCAATATGAGCAGCAGCGACCGTATGCTTTATTAGAAAGCTTAGAAAAAGCGCTGATAAAACGCTTTCAATTTAAAAAAAACACGGGCAAACTCGAATTTGGCCATTGCCCGCAATGCGATAAAAAAAGCTTGTGGACCGATAGCGAAAACCTAAGCTATTTACAATGTAGTCGAACCAAACTGTGTGGCCATACTCAATTAACCGCTGATGCACTGCCTGAACATTACAGCCAACTAGATAAACATTATCCCGCCAGCGAGAATAACCCCAGCGCCACTGCCGATGTCTATCTAGCGGTGGTTAAAGCGTTAGATATACAAGAATTTAAAGCAGACTATCAGCAACATGCGTATCACCATCCGCAAGGCAATCGAAGTAGTGCGACTGTGCGATTTTTTGTTAACGACGATAAAACAGAATACTGGGAACAACTGCTCGATGAGGTCACCTTAACCCACAAAAACGGCCATAGTGAAATCATCAGCCACACCCAAACCGCTGGGGCAAAAAATCACTGGTGGATGCACTCAGAACAGCGCATTGACATTGGCGATACGGTTTACCTTACTAAAGATATCTTTAGCGCACTCGCATTTAACCAAGCGGGGTTTAAAGCCTGTGCATTACTCGGAAAACTGCCTAAATCTGAATTTAAAGACCATTTAGGCAAAAAAATCACCTGGATACTGGCTTTAGATAACAACCAACGAGGCCGCCGCACAACTCGCGAAAATATCCAATGGCTAAAACAGCAAGAACAAAAAACCAGTGCCGTATTCAGCACCGAAGAAATCAGCCCTTGCAACTGGAACGACCTGCACCAACAGCAAAAATTACAGATAGATGACTTCAAGCACTACCGCTATTTTGGTCGATTAGAATTAACCACTCGCGCAATTGATAAAGCGCAGCTGATGTTTGAATACCACGACAAGAAAAAACACTTCTTTACCTTTGGTCACTACAGCGCCATGTACCGCGTGACTATTGATAAGAAAGAATACGACAAGGCTTATTCAGAACTGAATGATGACAACAAAAACAGCGACGAAGTCAGCGAAGGCGCTTTTTTTATGGCTACAAAAGTAGCCAAAGAATCAAATTGCCATTTACGCCTATTACATATTTTAGAAAGCGAAATAGAAGACTCGCTTTACAGTATGCACATAGACTTTGAAAACGGATCACCCAGCCGAATTATTTACTTAACCGGCAGTGCGTTTAGCAGCGCAGGCGAGTTTAAAAAATCCATCATGGTAAAAGCGCCTGGTGCGCAATTTACTGCAACCGCAAAATCATTAGATTACCGCTTTGACCAGTGGTTTAGGAAAAGACCTATGACAGTTAAAACACTCGATTACGCAGGCTATAACAAAGACACCAAAGCCTATATTTATAACCAATTTGCTGTGCAAAATGGCAATATTATCCCTGTGAATAGTGATGATTTCTTTGAGCTAAAACAATCCGGCTATAAAACCTCAGTCGATGTAAAACAAAAGCTCAGCGACACCTTACCGAAACCTTGGTTAGAAGATTACAAAACCGCCTACGGAAAAGGCGGCATGATTTTATTAACCTGGTGGATCGGATCCCTTTTTGCAGAACAAATCCGCGCAGAAACCCAAAGCTTTCCGTATATAGAAGTCATCGGGGAAGGGGGATCGGGTAAAACCGACATGATCAACTTCCTTTGGAAACTGTGTGGCAAACAAGCCGACAGCTTTAACCCCAACAGCTCCACCATGCCCGGTTATATGCGCAAAATGAGCCAATATTCCAACCTACCCACCGTGTTTAACGAAACCGACGACGAAACCAGCGCAGAAAACACCCACGCCAAAAAATTTAACTGGGATCAACTCAAACAACCGTTTGAAGGGGAAATAGGCCGTCATACAGGCACAAAAACCCTGGATAACAAAACACGTAGCCCCTTATTTCGCTCTTCCATTTGTGCCGCGCAAAATATCCCCATTTTTTCCACCAGCCACGCGACTTTAAGTCGCTGGATACATTTACAATTTGATAGGGATCACCATACTGCAGCTGGAAAATTGGCTTCACGCCGATTAAACCTGATGCCCACTGAAGACATTAGCGGTTTTTTACTGCACACCATCAAACACGACAGCGTTTTTTTAGAGCGCTTTAAACAATTGTTTATGCAACACGTAAAAACCCTGCAGCAGAATAAAAACATCACTATGCAGCGGATTATAGAAAACCACGCCAAACTCATGGCCGTCGCGGACTGCATGCCTTTATTAATGGACATTAGCTTATCTGATGTGGACGACATTAAAAACGTGGCCGAAAAAATGGCCGAAACTCGCCAAGAATTTCTTAAAAAAGACAGCCCACGAACTGAGCTGTTCTGGGAAAACTTCAACTTTCTTAATAGCCGCCACCAAGGCGCAGGCATCAACCAAGAAAACTCACTTAATCACCACCCAAAACCGGATGATTATATTGCCGTGAGTCTGGTGGATTACTTTCGCCTTGCCAAAGACCACGGCTTAGACCAAATACCCACCACCGAATTGCATAAAATCTTACCCAGTAGCATTGAATATGAATTTATGGATGCGAGTAAATCGGTTAAATCACGCATTACAGAAAAAACCAAACGCTGTTATGTGTTTAAAACCCCTGCGAAAAAAGCACGGGATATGAGAGAAGCGGCAGAGCGGAAGGGGAAGAAGTGATGACATCTAATGAATTGAAAAAACTTTACAGCAAAATGCCAGTAAAAATATGGGTGGTCAACTTAACGGGCGTGGGTATAAACCCCAAAACAGATAGAAAAATTGTGCGTGCAAAAACACGTGAATCTGCCTTATTAACTGCAAAACATAACAGCATGACATTTCATAACAAACGCTGTCAGGGTGTTGCTAGATATGCAGACCCGATCAGCGATTTGCACTGCATCAAAACAACCACAAAACCAGAAGCGGCGGAAAGGAAGGCGAATTAATTATGGAAAAAAAAGAAACACTCAGGCAAGAAACAAAAGTTGAATACACAACCGAAGGTCGGTTTCATGATGACGATGAATGGAGTAATTATCACGGGCCATGCGATACATTACGACAATTAGCATTAGATTTGAGATATACAAAAAAAGATATGGAAAGCCTGATTAAGAAAGGCACTTTTTGCTGTCCAATGTCTGAAATAGCTATACAGATAAGGTCAGTAAAGCATACAAAAATAACAATAAAGGTATCAGAGCCAAGTAATAGTTTGGATCTTGAGACTATAAAGCCATTTAAAAATAAAATCAGGTAAATGAAAGGCGAATTAATTATGGAACGCGGAAACACTGAGGCAGAAACACTAAAATTAAATGGATGGGGAATTGGCGACGTGCTTGAAGGGGACGAAGGATATGGGCCAGATAGGATAAAAATAACAGCGATAGGAAACGACATATTTTTATGCCTGTGGGACTATAAAAGTACTGGGGTTTATAACAAAGAATCTGGTAACACAACACTGAGGTGTAGAGAGTGGAAAAAAGTAAATTAACTGCAGCTTCATCCCGATTGGTTGAGCGCTGTATTATAAATAATAAATGTTTGAGTTAAGTTAAGGAGGAAATAACTATGGTTTTATCAGATGAATTTATTGAAAATATGTTTGAAGGGACTAATTTTGGTGAAGAGATAAATAATTGCGTAAAGGCAAAACGAAAACAGATATTGAAGACACTTAAAAATCAGATTGACGGATATTGGTCTGGATATACCGCATATCATTTAGTCGTAAATGCTGGATTATTACACGACGCTAAAAGGAATGATGATAAAAAATTAACTGAATTGGGTGTTGCATTTGTTAATGCCAACACAGTATCGTAGCCCGTATGGAGCTTGCGTAATACGGGAAATACAGTGTATTGAACTTTATTTTTTATAGATATATTTTATTAAGTTAATTCTTTTCTTGATTGTTACGCGTAACGCTGTATATTAGTTCACAGAGTTTAGAAATTCTCTAAACAAAAATGGAGTAAGGAAATGAAAAATAAACAAGACATTATTGATGAGATTTTAGAATCAGGTGCTAAATATGTGAAAACTTCAATTTCCACTGAATCATGTGCTATTTCTATAGCAATTAGAGATATTGAAGATGTAGACCGTCTTCCTATCGATTTTGAGTGGACTCAGTGCTCGACAGGTTTAGATGAGGTGGATTATTAGTGTCAACATCAAAAGAAAGACAAGCAGCGTTTCGCAAAAGAAACGCTGAGCTGGGTATATCAGAACTTCGCGGAATTATGGCAACAAAAAAAGAGCAAGTTATTCTGAAAAAGATTATTAGATTAGAGCTTGAAAAAATGAGAAGCGGGGCTTCGTAACGAGTAGAAAATCAGCGAGATCGATAATGTTTTGCTACCGACATTGATGTCGCGAGCAAATTATCTGTATTCCGAAAGATTCACACAGGCTACGTTAATGGTTGATTTTTTTGTTTATGTTTTTTTTACAAATTAGGATAATTTTATGCAATGGAAGTACACGCAATCTTGGAGAAAAGATAAGCCTATTTTTTTTGAAGACGGAAAAAGAGTCTCTTTAAAACGTGGTTTTGAGCTGGTTTTAGACGGAAAATTTGGAGATGCTCAAGTCATAAAAAAATGGTTTTATGATAACGGTTTTACTCAAGACCATAGATTAATTGGAACATAACGCAAAAAACCACGCCGGGCTTCAGCAGACCGCTGGATTTTTTGGTTATGTTGCGACACTGCTACACAGAGAGGATTTTATGAGCACTTTTAAAATAAACACAAATATTGATGGATGGCCTATACAAAAAAATGGAAAATCTTTAGACAAAAAAGAAACTCTTGCTGAATTGAATGAGCTTTCAAAAATATTAAAAAAAATAAAGGACTGGGATATTAATAATAAAATGAAACAAGGGCAGTTTTTATTACCGCAAAAATTAAGAAGTGATGTTCAGGAAGTAACAAAAATTTAAGCCTTTAATTAAGTAACATAACGGCGTAGCTAACCAGCGGAGTTAGATGATAATTAAATACATGATTGCTTAAACCCGTCTGGTTGAGCGTTGTGTTATGTTTTTTGCAAAGGTAATTTAAATGAAAACAAAGGGTAAAATTAGAGAGTACTGCGAACAGCGTGCGGTCAGTGTGACAAGAGATTGCAGAGGCAATGGCAGACTAGTAGTAAAGGCATTTAATGAATCAGGGTTCAATTCAACAGAAGTTGACATTATTGATTTACTTAAATGGATTAAAGAAAATAAGCCTGAGCTTCTAAAAACAGAAATATAACGGACAAGCATCAGTAGTAAACCAAAAAAAATAGGAGATATATTTTGAACGAACAAGACCACGGAACATGAAAATATTAACATAGCACTGCGCTTTGGTTTATCGACTGGATGCGGTGGTTTTGAGGCAAACAAAGAGAAGGTTTATGCAAAAGAAATATAAATACAACATACTTACTGCGGCACTGGCAGGCGAGCTAGAAGATAAGGTTAATTTAAGAATAGAGGAAGGTTGGGATATTAAAGGAGGAGTGAGTGTGTCTATAGCAGTTGATTATTATGGAAAGGTAACGAAGCTATATGCACAATCTATTGTTAAGAGTTTAGTATTCTTAGCCGAATAACGACTAAATAAGCGGTGGGAAACTGGCGGTTTTTTTGCGGTTTTTTTGCAAAAAAATGGACGGTTTACCATCGGCTTGATTTTTTTGTTATATTTGTAAAATAGGAGAAGTTACAATGATCGATTGGATTAAAGTTTGCGAACGTATGCCTGAATTAGTTAAAACACATGCGCATTACGGAAGCTCAATACCAGTGCTGATTCTAGTTAACGGTAAGATGATAACAACAGCAATATATGAATACGGTATAACTATAGAATCTGCTGTTGCCCCTATGTGGTCTGACGAATGGGGTACAGAATGCATAGAATTTAATAGTGTATCTCACTGGGCGGAAATTAATTTTCCGAAAATATAACACCGCGGTGACTGGCGTGTTTGCCTTGGTAATGGAGTGCGAGCACGGACGATTACCAAGGCAAACATGCCAGTCGAACGCTTAGTTATTTAGGTTCTGGAGCCATGCGACAGATCCTTAATAACTGAGCTTTCGACTGGGTACCAGTCACCGCGGTGTTATTGAGGAACTGGAGCGCAGCTCCAGTTCCTCAATAACTATTACTTAACAAGTCTATTTGCCTTACTATTCCAATAACAAGGCAAATAGACTCGATTATTATGTTTATAGTTACATCGCTAAAGCATCAACCAAGTCAATCATAAACTCGACTTCATCTTTTTCTACTTTTTCCC